AAGCAAAGACGAAGGAAATATTCAGATTGTTTCTTTTGATCCAAAAATTGAAAACGCAGAACGAGCCGAAAAGAAAAACCAATTACCATATTATATGGCGCACTTCTTAACTACAATTATTCACATTACGATTTACGGCGATAGTGCTATTTCTACCGGTGATGTCATTAAGTGTCAATTTCCTGAACCGAGCGGTACTACAAGAGGAGAAACATCTCCAGTGAATGAAGACAGTACGATGACGACTGGTAATTACATCGTCACAAAGTGTCGTCATATTTTAACTTTTAACGAAAAAGCAGAGTATATGCAAGCTTTTGAGCTTGTAAAAGACGGTATTGGTGGATTACCACAAACACACGCAAATTAGAGGATGATAGATGCAAACCCCAAGATTCTTTGAAGGTATAGTAGCAGAAGATCCGACTTCAAATTTCGGATTAGAAGCAGATGCACCACAAACAGGTAGAGTATTAGTAAGAGAAATTTTAGGTCACTCTGACAGAGTGAATTCTGAAGATCTTTTACCGGCTTATATTATGATGCCGAATACAAGTGCCGGAGTTTCAGGAATTGGACTAAGTCCAACGGGTCTCTTAAAGGGCTCTCGAGTGATGTGTATGTCTCTTCCAGACCAAGCATCAGCATATATTCTCGGAGTATTAAATTATGCCGCTGAGGATAATCACAGTGTATCTTCATATGCTCGAGGACAAGGCGAACCGGAAATTAAAACACAAAATCGCATTAATGGAGAAGGAGGATCAATCATTGAACCCGCTTCAAAGTACAAAGCAAGATATCCTTTTAATAATACGATGACTACTCGAAGCGGCCACATTCTTGAATTCGATGATACTCCAGGATCTGAACGCGTACAGATCTTTCATAAGTCTGGATCTTATATTGAAATTTTGCCAGATGGTACGATTGTGACGAAATCCGTAAAAGATCATATTCAACTAGCATTTGGAAACATTTCTATCTTTAATCAAGGCAAAGAGGACGGTAGCCAAGGAATCGAGATCACATCTAATCTCGGTAAAATCACTATCGCTGCACAATCAGATGTCGATATCTATGCCAATCAAGGTAACGTAGGAATCTTTGCAAATAACGGTAGCGTGCAAGTCATATCAAAATCAGGCGTAATTGATATGATGTCTCCATTGATTGGTCTGAATGCATGAGAGCGATAGTCTATGTTCCAGAAATACCGGGTTTACAATGTGACTCTAGTGGAAAGATATCTTTTCGCCAGATGGAAGATTACTTCGTAGGCATTTCAAAGATTATTAGTCAGCTTAAACTGCAGGCGAAGTTTATTCAAGACGAGTGTGGTAAAGAACTGATTCAGGCTATTCGCGACATCGAAAAGTTGGTCGATGATATTACTGGTATTCTGATGACAGATGTCATGAAGAAGATCAAGTCAAAAGAACAAGAGATGAAGTACAAAGTTCGCGAGTTCATGAAAGAAATTGACGTATGGTTTCAGAAGAAGATCGTCGAAGCACTGCTGAAGATTATTAGTATTCTTGGTATTCCGAATCCACTTACTACTCCGATTCCATTCATTACGGCTGTTACTCTAATAGATGCAGCTGGAAATCCAATTCGTTATCAGCCTGTGATCAAAGACTTCTTTACGAAGGAAGGTAAAGTCAAGATCAAGGCTGCAATGGCAGAGGATATCGAATCCATTCGTAAGTTCTTTGGCGATGGCAAATATGACGGAACACTCGGCATCAAGAGCCCTGAGCACGAAGCAGAAGAATTCTGGCAGAAAGCGCTGCGCTGGATGAAAGAACTGCTAAGCGATTTTATTGCTGCATGCATTAATGCAATGATCAGTTTACTCACTAAGATTCCTATCATCGGTCCTATTATTAAAAGACTCGGTGTATTCATTGATCCGACAAAATCAATTAAAGAACAACTGAAACTGAAGTATGAAGAGTTTAAGCAGAAAATTAAGAAGGCTAAAGAAGATGTCTTATCTGGAAAAGCTTTCGAAGATCTCGGCGAAAAGATACTCGAAGAACTGATTGATTTTGTTTTAAATCTACCAATTCCTTTATTTGGCACACTCGGCAATCTAATTGGTTTTGATAAAGAACAGCGCAAGAAGAAAGAAACGATTCACTCGAAAGAAGAATTGTGGCATCGTATCGAAGATGCATTCGATGACGCCATGGAAAAGATTAAGAAGTTCTTTCAAACCGATCTCATTGCCAAGATACACGATATCATACTGAAAGCTCCAGGTTGGATTCTCAGTCAGTTTCCAATCGTCAAGAAAATTGTAAAGGCGATCAAGCTGATCATTGATATTTGTCGCGGTAAAGTATCGATTTGTGTGGTATTAAATATCATTTTAAAGCCGATATTTAGTATTCCAGATGCAATTCTCAAGTTAATTCCGAATTGTATTGAGGTAAAAAGAACGAAGTACGGATTAGAACCGAATCCTGAAGTATCTCCGCAATGGGCAAAACCAGCATGACAGATCAATATCTAATATCAGAAAACGGATATTTCTTTACGGATATCAATGCTCCGACACCTGAAGTGGCTTCTTATGGAGATTTAAATCCTCCTGCGCCGCCTCCGTTTATTGTTCCTGAACCTGGAGTTACTACTCTTAGCAGTGGAAACGTAGTTCAGTATGAAGACGATCAGATGCTCATGAATTACTTTGTGTATGACGGCAGCAATAAATTAGTATCGTATCTTGAAACAAATAAAGCTACAGGCGTTATGATACAGTATGTCTTCACTCGAACTGCTGGACCTCCTCTCGATGCGATTGGCAGTAACGAAGATTATCAAAACTTTGCGATAACAGGTCAAGTAGATGATCTTGGAGACGATGTGCCTAACGCCTCTATCGAAAACTATAGCGTTGCAGAGATATTAATAGCGTCAATTGGACCAGGCGGCGTACTGATTCCAGCATAAATAAGATAAAGTAGGGTAATATGGCAGACAGAATAGACGCACTCACGACAAGGAAAACAACACAGCGTGATCCTGTGTTTACTGACTTCTATAATAATTTCAATATTCATCCACAGAATAAAAGACTCGCCCTTTATACCGACGAACAAGCTGTCAGAAGATCCATGCGTAATATTTTGTCGACCAATACCAAAGAGCGTTTGTTCAATCCAGAATTTGGTGGCGGTCTTCGAAGATTCTTATTTGAAGACATCTCTGTCATGACGGCTGATTTGATCAAAGATGCCGTGACTGATTCTATTACAAAATATGAACCGCGTGCCAGAATCATCGATGTTTTAGTGATATCAAACGAGTTTGCGCATTCTTATGAAGTATCAGTCTATTATGAGATAATAAATAATGCTAATCCGCAGACACTTCAGCTAACCCTTTATAGAGTAAGATAATGGCAGCAAATTCCAGTATAGTCCTTACACAGCTAGATTTCGATTCCTATAAGGATTCGTTGAAGACATTTCTCAGATCTCAAGATAGATTTAAAGATTATGACTTCGACGGAAGCAACCTTTCTGTTCTTCTTGATGTGCTTTCGTATAACACATATCAGAACGCCTTTTATCTGAACATGATCAGCAATGAAATGTTCCTTGATTCTGCGAAGTTACGCGACAGTGTCATCTCGCATGCCAAAGAATTAAACTATCTTCCAAGATCTTTTCGATCTTCATCGGCTGTCATTCAATTGGTAATTACTTCGACAAATACAGCGAAGAGATCTATCGTCATTCCAAAAGGCACATCTTTTACATCGCGCGTTGATGATTTCACTTACAATTTCAGTACTACTGAAAACTATGTGATTACAAACAGAACACCATCAGGATCAAGTCTCGTATATGAAAGCGAACCCATTCGAGTATATGAAGGAAGCTATCTGAGCGATACCTATACAGTAAACTATGATAGACCGCTTGTCTATAAGATTAGTAATAAACGCGTCGACCTCGAAAGCGTACTAGTTACAGTCTTTGAAGACAACGGTACTACGGTTCAGACTTATAAGAGAGCGACGTCGCTTTTCGGCCATGATGGAAATTCAAAAGTCTTCTTCTTACAACCAGGAATTGGTGATGCATATGAAATTGTCTTCGGAGACGGAGTCGTTGGAAGAAAGCCAAAGAATAATTCTGCATGCATTATTGAATATCGAACATGTAGCGGTGAGCTTCCGAACGGAGCATTTAAGTTTATCAATACCGCGAGCATCGATGGAGAAACAAATATTGTGATTCAAACTATTACTGCAGCTGCCGATGGTGCTGTTGCAGAAGATCTGAACTCAATTAAGTATAATGCTCCTCGTGCCTTCACTACACAAGAACGTGCTGTGACTTCTGAAGACTATGAGAATTTACTGAAAGCAAACTTCCCTGAAATCAATGCAGTCGTTGCATATGGCGGAGAAGATGCATCTCCTCCGCAGTATGGTAGAATCTTTTTGTCAATCGATCTCGATGAAGTTGATGGTCTTCCAAAGATTAAAGAAGCAGAATATAAGAAGTTTTTAAGATCAAGATCTTCTGTTGCTAT